AGAAGATCGCCGCTTGCAGCGGTGCAGGTCAAATTGCCGGTTTCCGAAGTAAGCGGGTATGCCATAGGTGTCTCACGGGTTCGAGGCGAGTGCCGAAACGCGGAAGGTCATCGTCATCGTGCCGGTCACGGCGTGGTCGTCGGTCATTCCAGAGTCGTACGTGCGGACGAAGCAGTTGCTTGCCTTTGCAGTGTACCCGTTCGTCGGCAGCACCAGCAAATGCCGATGGAAGCCGTACGTCGGAATGCGACCGGCCTGAAGCACCGCGTCGCCATGCAGCCGCGTCAGCACCGCCGCGACGCGACCGGCCCAGTTCGCCGACGAGGTGTAGTCCTGCACCTGGTCAAACACGGTGAACGTCACCGAGGCGTTCCACTCGTCGGCGGTCAGGCTGTGGTCCTGATCGAGGCGAGTGTTCCAAAGCACATACGGGTAGGTGATCGCGTTCGGCGTGCCGAAGATGGTGTACGCACCGGAGATGATGTTCCACGCACCTGAGGCGTAGAGGCCGCTGGCGCCCGTGTCGGCCTTGATTCGGTTGTAGATCGCGGTGTTGATCGAGTCGAGGATCATGCGGAGATTCCTTCGGTGAGTGCTTTGCGAGCGCCACGGCAGAACGCCGCGAGCATCTTCGCGACGACTTCGTGCGACTGGAACGCCGGTCGGAGGTACGGTCTGGCGGGAAGTCGCACGGTCGGCTTCAGCATGAACATCTTTGTGGACTTCGCGTTCTTGCCTCTGCCTTTGGTCTGAGCGAGAAATACCACGCCGCGATGCTTGTCGGGCACGAAGGTCAGATTCAGCGACCGCAGCGTCGAAGTACGCTCACGCATCCTCGCCGCCTGATCGTTCATCGGAATCGTCAGGTACTTCGACGACTTTGCCTTGATGATGCCGCCGAACTCCTGAATGCGTGCGTATGCCACGCCGCTCGTGTAGACCGACGCGGACAGGTTTTCGCCCTTGGTTGATGACAATCCGTTGTAGAGCAGATCGTTCGTTCTGCCGGGAGGCTGACCGGGAACCGAAGGCCGATATTTGCCGTTCTTGGCGAATGATGCCCTAATGCTTCCAACCGCCGAGATAGCCGCCAGCGTGAGTCCAGCGTTGAACGCCGCGACCATGCGACCACGCACGAAGGATTCGTCAATCGTGATTGTGGGCTTGCCAATGATCATCCAACATCTCGCATGACGGTCAGCACTTTCACCACGCCGAGCAGCACGAGATCCTTCGGCTTGCCCATCGGCTTGTAACGCACGCTGTCGATCACCACGTAGTCGGCTGGCGACGTGTCCCACGTAGCGCCGGCGATCGTCAGGGGTGCAAGGAACACGTCGTACATCTGCGTCGTCGTGTCGCGACCGTAGAGCAGAGCATCCGCCGCGGAGGTCGGTTGCATCCAGCACGCCACCGAGTACGACGGCGAACCCGCTCGCGTGCCTGCATCGGGGGCTCCGCTCGACGTCGAGGCCGACCACGTCTGCGTATAGACGTCCATCGTCGTGCGGAACAGGTACCAGGGAGTCTGTGCCACGGTCAACTCCTCATGCCGGTGTACGCTCGCGTCAGAGCAAGTTTGAGGTCGATCAGTTCCTTGTTGCCGAAGTTCGAGTAGGAATACTGGCCGAGCGACTCATTCTGGATTCCCATGTTTCGACCGCGTGCGGAGAAGTGGAGATCGGCCATGCGGAAAGCCGCCATCTTGAGATCGTCGGGGATCGTCGCGTAGCCGCCGGTATAGACCACTTCGATGTTGTCGAACCCGTCAGGGAACCACGGCTGTACCGAAAACGTGGCCTGCACCGTGCCGAACGCCGTGACCGGATAACGTGCCTTGATCGGATCGACGCGAGACAGAACACCGCCGGTCGCATCGACGCGATACGAGGTCGTGTCGAGCGTTTCGTACGTGCCGTCAGAGGCGTACACCTTCACGCTCGTGACCGACGAAACAGGCCATTCGATCAAATTGATCGTCTGTTCGTTGTTGCCGTCGTATTTCTCAGTCCGCGTGGCCGACTCAAAGCCGCTCGTAAGATCGCGTCCGCACCAGCGGCGGATCTCGGTCGAAACGCCGCTGACGATCGTGCCGATGATCGAGTCGTACGCCGTCGTCGTAATGTTCGCCCAAGTCTTGTATTCGCTGGTCGTGATGAGGTTCGACATGTGTGCCCTTAGATGTTGACGATCTGAGCGTACAACAGGTAGATATCATCGGTTGCCGTCTCGACGATCGGCAGAATTGCCTTCGCTCCATGCAGGTTCATGCCGTTGTGCGTGAACATTTCCGAGTAGTAGTATTCCGCGCCGTCCGTCTGTGCAGTCGCCGGATTGATCGCGGTCGGGCTGGTTCCCGTCGCCGTGAACGTCGAAGCGTCGAGCCGCCAGAAGATCGTTCCTGACGGAAACGCTCCGGTAGCATCGGGCACTTTGTCGGCACCGAAGATTCTAAGCACCGGAGGCGAGTAAGTGAACACATCGACCGGAGCCTGACCGACGAAACGCACGTAGGAACCTTGCGTGACGATGATTGGGTGAACGTACGCCGGAAACGCATCGCTGGTGTAGCGACGCGGATTCAGCAACGTCGCGGCGGTGTTTGCGTAACTGCAATCGTCGTGTACCTTCACCCATTCGCCGTACATCTGCGTGTACGAAGCGACGCCCGGCCCGCTTGCGAGCGTCGAGACCGCACTCGTCTTAGGCGTGCCCAAGTCCGCCTCCTTAGATGTTCAGCACTTGAGCGTACAGCGTCACGGTCGTGTTCGCACCGCCGGAGATGCTCGCGGCGGTATCGTGCAGCACCAACACCGACTTCGCTCCGTGCATGTTGTCGCCGTTGTGACTGCTGACGCTCGAATAAACGTACGTCGAACCGTCATTCTGAGCAGATGCGGCGAGAGCGAGCGTGACCGTCGTCGAAGTGCCGGTGTACGTGTTCGCGTCGATTCGCCAGAAGATTGTGCCGCTCGGATACGCACCCGTCGAGTCGGGCACCTGATTCGCACCAAAGACGCGAATGGTCGGCGAGGTCGTGATCGTCGTCGTGCCGTAGGCGTACCGGGCGATGAACCGAACGAGGCTGCCCTGATTGATGATGAGCGGATGCACGTTCGAGGACGAGTACGAAATGGGCGCGAGCACGCCTTCGCCGGTCGTCGCGGCGGAGAGGTTGTCGTGAACCACGACCCACTCGCCGAACATCTGCGTGGCGGCGACGACGTTCGGACCCGAGGCGTAGGTGCTGACGGCGGAAGTGACTGGCGTTCCCATGCGAATCTCCTAGGTAAGCCGCAGGGCCTGCGGTAGCAGACCCGGCGGTGATGAAGCGGTTGTAGATCAGATGACCGAACGAGCGACCAGACCGGCGTTGGTCGCACGCAGGGCTTCGGTCGCACCATTCACGCCGGTGCCGGGGTTGCAACCGACGGCGATCGCCGCAACGATTCGGCTGGTACCCGATCCGCTGGTGTGCGACACGCGGAGGTATCGCTTGCGAGAACCGCCGAGACGCACGGAGATCATGTAGGTGCCGACCGCAGAGGTCTGGTTGTAGGTGACGGTCGCGATCGCAGTCGAGTCGTAGGTCGAGTTATCAGCCGACTCGCGAACGGTGAGGGTGCCGCTCGTATCGGAGACAGACGAAGAGGTCAGCACGAAAACAACGTCAGAGAACCCGTTGAGGGTTGACGTATCGACGCCGGTGCCGGTCGTCTCGGTCGCCGCAGCGACCGTTTGCGGAGCGAGAGCCTGAGTGATGTATGAGTTCTGGAGAGTGTTTGCCATGGATTCGATCTCCTTTCAGGAGAGTCTTTGTGAGATGGATCAGGTGGAAAGCAGCGCACCAATCGGGCCGCTGCCGCCACGACCGTCGAGGTGAATATTCACGCAGAAGCGAGAGATGCCGCGGATCGCGAGGCTGTCCGTGTTGAAATAGTAAATGTCGCTGGTCATCACTTCCAACTGCTTGCGGTCGCCCAGCATCGAGCCGCCGGTAAAGTCGCCGAAATAGCAAGCCTTCGCGCTGCTGCCGGTCGCCGTCGCCATTCGCTGCGAGAAGTAAACCGGGTAGCCGAGGAAAGAAACGTCGGCACCAGGCAGGCCTTCGGCCAGCATCTTGAACTGGCTCGTGGCCTTCTCCAACTTGAGCATGACCTGATAGAAGAACTGACGCGAGCAGACGAACGCCAGACGCGACGGGTCAACGTACTGAAGCGTGCCCATCACTTCGGTGAAGTTCGAAAGAGTCATCGAACCCCAACCGGTCGCGGTGCCGATGTTGCCAGCAGGCAGAGCGTTCGCGAGACCGACCTGACCGGCGTAGGTAGCCGAGCCGTTGCCGTTGAAATACGCATCGTCTTCGGCGATAGCCTGAGCCTCGGCGATCGAGCGAGCAATGTCATCGGCGATGTTGACCGCCGAGTCGATCAGCAGTTCGCGAGAGACCTGGAAGAGCGCGCCGTACTTCTTGGCGACGAGCGTGACCTGGCCGTAGTTGTTGTCGCCTGCGGTGATGGTGCCGGTCTCGCTGACGGGGCTCATCGCGTTGATCGCCGTCTTGCGAGGAACCTGCGTCACGTCGCGAGACATCGGCACCACGTTCGCGACCTTGCGAGCGATGCCGTACTTTTCGGTCAGCCACACGAGATTCGGGATGAACTCAATCGGCACGAGAGCGCCACCGAGCTGCTGATTGAACTCGACGCCAGCCTTGCCAGCGATCTCAAGGTCGGCCTTCTTCGCGCCGTAGTCGTTGCCCTTGAGGAGCGAGAGTCGAGCCCATGCGCCGAACATCTCGGCCTGATCTGCACAATCGAAAGCGGCCTTGCCCGAAGCGACCTTGCGCTCGTAGGCCTTGCGTGAAGCGTTGCCGATGGTGAACATGTGGGGTTCCTTGTTGGTGTCGATCGCGGCGTGCGGAGCCTTCGTGCCCTTGACGGAGGCCACGTCGTCGGCGATCTTGATGGTGCTCTTGGCGTTCCAGACCGCGTCCACGTCGATAGCCGCACCGGCCTCGTCGGCGAACTCGATGCCTTCGGCAGCGAGCGTCGCGACGTGAGCCTTCGCGGTTTCGAGCGTGACTTCGCCGGTCAGGCCGTTGGCCTTGAGCGAGTCGATGAGAGTCTTGCGGGTGAGCATGAAGTGAATCCTGCCGCAGTTGCGGCGGTTGACGATTCACTGCTCAGAACCCGACACGGAGAGCGACGTAGACGCCTAGGTCGCTCGCGATGCCTGCCGTTCGCAGGTGTATTCGATTGAAGCCTGCACGAGTCGTGTGAGTCTGCGTGCAGGTGAAGGAGGGATGTACGGTCAGTATACCAGCGTCAACGCAGCACGATCACACGCTTCGGACGAACGCCGAAGTCGGCGATCACGCGATCGGGCACCTTCGCGTCGATCAAGGCCTTCCGCGACTTCTCCGCGTTCTCCGCCGCCGCGTCGAGGTTGCTGCTCATCATGCGGCAGGTCACGTTCATCGGCATCGCGGTGTACGACACTTCGAGCACCTTGCACGCACGCACGATCGACTCAATGCCGGGATACGCGGCCTTCTCCGCTGGCGTCGGGTTGCCCCAGTCCAGAGCCTCGAAGCCGATCGACATGGCGAGCGTGCCAGCCTTCGCGAGCGCCACGCATGCCTTGACGTACGGGTTGGTCATGTCGTCGTGGAAGACTCCGCGACATAGCCAGCCGCCCGGCGTGAGGCTCATCGAGCGGCAAACCGCGACTGAACTGCAAACGTCGTACTGGTGATCGACGAACAGGTTTCGGTTCGTGCCGAGGTACGACTGCATGTCGCAGCCCGTCGGCACCACGACCTCACGCTCCAGGTCGACCGCCGCCGTGTTCGCGTAGCACACCACCTCGAGCGGCTTGCCTGCGACCTGTTCGACACCGGCCTTGACGTTGTGCGACCAACGACCGGCGGTGACGCCGATCGGGTTTGCCGCGTTGGTCATCGTCTTGCGTTCAACAGCCCGGCGACGAATCGCCTGCACGATCTGATCTGCGGTTCTCATTCTTTGAACTCCACGCCCGGCAGCAGGCCGCAGCGGCAGTTCGGGTGCCGCGTCGGTCCCTGACCGGACCATTCGCCATCGGTGAACATCTCGTCGATGTGGATCGGATTCGGGTAGCGATTGGCCAACGCACTGCACAAATCGCACTGACCACCGGCCACGTCCCATTGCTTCGTCTCGACGCCTGCCTGCTTCCAGCCTTGGCGGTTGCCTTCGTTGAAGGCGTTCGTCAGTTCAGTGCGTGCGATGCGTTCGGCCTGATAGTCGGTCAGCGTCGGCACCTCTCGCAGCACCGCGTCGCGAACGTTCGCGATGCTCAGTTGAGCCTCGCCAGCCGCGTCAGGTCGCATCATGCCGGTGATCGCGTTGTTGACCGTTTCCTTCAACGTGTCGGGCACCGACTTCGCGAGTTCGAGGCCACGCTGCTGAATGTACTTGATCGCGTCCTCGTTCGCACGCGTGAACGTGTCAGGGTCCACGCCGACCTTCGCGAGGCCGTCGGCACCGCCCGCCGCGACGGTGTCGCTCAGGAACTTGTCGCACATCTTCTGCAACTGGTTCGCCTGCTCCGGCGTGAGGTTGTTGACCATCGGCATGCCGTTGGCGCCAAGGTGATCGGCGATCATCGTCGGCACGACTGCCGCGTACCAGGATTGAAGTTCCGCTTGGAACGATCGGAAGATGGCCGACACCGCCGCCTGCACGCCGGTCGCGTCATCCCACGCCGTGACCATCGCCTTTCGCGAGAACGTCAGTTTCGACTGCACTGGAGCAGCATCGCCACCAACCACGGCAGATCCGCCTGCATCTGCTCCAGCGACTGATGGCTGAGGATCGGCTTCGGGTGCCGCCGCTTTCGCCAGCAGTCGCTCCATAGCACCAGCACCAGACCAGCGTTCACCGCCGCCGCACGCATCGCAGCCGCATCGGTTGCTGACAACGGCTTCCACGGTTCGGGTTCGCCATGACTTCGGTTCGGATTGCGGTGCATCGTTGTCGGCCTCTGGTTCGACCTCGCCAATCTGAGCGCCAGCGAGCGACTTGTCCAGCCGATCGACGATCGCGTTCGACCACTTGCGACCAGCGTCGCCGCCCCAGAGCGCCCACGCGATGCGACCGGCGGACGGATAGCCGTCCTCGCCCGACGACCAGCCTTGGCCTTGCTTATCGACCTCGTGGCGAGCGAAGTAACTGACCATGCGATGCACGGTGTCCTCGCTCAGGTTCTTGCCGTTGACGATGTCACGGGC